AAGATTATCGAATCCGTTTTGTTCATTTTTACTACGCTGTATTCCATTGTAGAATTTATCGTATATCATTTATTTTTTCTTTAATATTGCCATTTCTTTACCTATTTAGATGTTTATTTACCCTTCTGTTTAATTTTTATAGTTCTGATGATAGTATTAATAGTTTACCAACTCCGTTATTGGTTCTTAGACTATATGGATAACGAGCAGTTAATCCAGTTGTCACTCCCAAATCTAATGTGAAAGATGAATTGCCAGCACAATTAGATGTTAACGCTATGGTGGTACAATCTACACCAGCAGCGATTCCATCAGAAAGTTCAAAATCAGATGCAGTGGCTGTTAAAGTTGGGATAGTTCTAAGATTAGTTGGGATATTAATAACTGCTCTTGCAGCAGTAGCTGATTGTCCAAAGGCAATTCCAATAGAGCTTAGTGTTTCTATTGAATTAAAAACATATGCATACCTCTGACACGCTCTCAATTCTTCTTCATAACTCTTAGGTTGAAATGGAAGAGCTACATCTCCTGAACAAAGTTGGACTTGAGCTATGTCTATGTTTCCAGCTCCGACGAATGTTTCAGCGGTTACTGATGTTTGGACATAGGTGTTTCCAAAAGTAGTACCCCACATATAATAAAAGTCTAGTTTCAGTGAATCATCTCCTGCTGTTCCAAAAGTTTTTCCAACTAAAGTGTTGGTTGTAAAAGTCACCATGTATTTTGTCCAAGTTGAAGTTAGCGTGATTGGTGTTCCAAGTATCTGTTCTTGGGCAGTTGGACTTCCGCCAGTACCGTAATTTTGTGAAAGAGTTGGACAAATTCTTTTGTTTGCGATTGAACTTCTCGCCCAAAATGAAAGAGTGACTTTTTTATTAAGTCCACAAAGATTTCTCGTTCCATTTTCTATCGGGTGTCTTAATATACCAGAAGAACTAACACCAAGAGAAGTTCCTGCACCGTCAGTAGCAAGTCTTATAAAATAAAACGAATTAGCAATATCCCCTGAAGTATGAAGTTGTCTTGAGCGAGTAAGTGTCGGAAGAGTTCCACTGTTTTTGTCCACATAATCTTTCCATCTGTCTGCTAACAATTGTACTGTCACATCCGCCAAAGCCACGCTCGTTCCTCTCTGCCATACATCAAAGTTACCATTCATAACAGCTTGGCGAGCCATACCGTATTGAGTGATATTTGCGTCTGCATTAGCGTCTACTTTAGAGCCTGTTGAAAGTGTTTTATTCGTCAAAGTATCGGTCGTATCCTTTCCCACTAAAGTATCTGTCGCATCTGGCAAAGTTAAAACCTTATCTGAAGCAATAGCTGAAGGAGCTGTGATAGTGATTTTATTTGTTCCGTTGTCTGTGTCTTCTGCCAGGTCAAGAGAAGCAGGGGCAGAGGCGGAGGCGTTTGTAATTTTATCTGTCTTTCCATAAAGCTCAGTAAAATTAGCCTCTATTTTTGTTAAACTTGTATCTCCTGCCTCTGTTGGCAGGATATCTTGTTGTGCCATATTTAGTTCCAGTCAGTCGTCGGTTTTGTTCTTTCCGACCAACCACTTGTTGGTTTAATTCTATTAATAAATGTTGTTTCTGGCTTAGTTCGTTCTTGCCATGATGATGTTTGAACCCATGGATTTACTAACCATGGATAAAACGTGCTACTCCATGGATGTATATCATAACTCCATAAAACTTGTTCTCTTGTTTTCCATTTTTCAATTGGTTGAATTCTAATTTCCCAAAGCAATCCTATTTTAGAAGGTGGTATTAATTCAATTGTAAAACTTTCAGTATTTGGAAACACAGTAAAATCATATTCTATTGAAGGATTCTGTGCTAATAAAGTCAAACTTTCTGTTGATACTAAAATAGTATTTCCAGAACCTTCAGTAATTGTTGGACTCTGTAATGAAATTATGACAGACTCAACTGTTGTGTCAAAAGAAACTCCTAATCCTTCCGTGATTGTTGGATCTTGAATAGCTATCGTTAAAGTATCTTCAGTGGAGTTAAATGTAACACCCTGTCCTTCAATAACAATAGGATCTTCAACTGACGTTGAGATACTCATTGAATCTGAACCATTACTTAAAACCAACCAAGGAAAATTCGTAGACAACCATGGTTGATAATTAGCTCCCCACAAATATTCCAGTTCTACTACAACGTCTGTCATTAGTTTGTATTAATAATTCCTTCAGCAGCCCAGTTTATTACAAAGTCTCCAGCGCTTGAACTCTTATCTTCAGTAAAATCTATATATGCGATTAGTGGTGAAGTTCCAGCAACTCCAGTATCCTTGTAGATAACTGCATAACGTGCTGTGATTGTTGAACTTGCCCAAGTAACATTGTCAGCATCAAAAACTCCTTCATTATCAGTATCATCCTGTGTAACGGTAGGATTAGCTATGGTAGCTCCTCCTGCTGTATATCCAGTTCCAACTACTTCATTTGTTAAATCGTCTAAGAAAAGATGAGTATCAATATTTGGGGTATAAGTGCTTGTCAATAATGCAACCTTAATTGTATCAGAAGATAAATCAATACTTCCTTTTAATGCTTCCAGTTTAAATTTGTTATAAATTGCCATAATTAGTAGCCATATTCAGATTCAAATCCTGCATCATATGTTCCAACGATGTAGTCCCTGTCCTGGTCTTTAGTGTTATAAAATTCTTTCATACGATTAACAATGTCTTGTGTGTTATTTTCCATCCTATCTCTTTTTCCAACGTTTCCTTCAATCTCTAGATATTTTTCAAAATAATCCTTAGCTGCACCATAACATAATCCCTTTTGATAAGCTTCTGCGAATACTGGCTCATCAGTTGCTGCAGAAAGTTCCGTTACCTCCTTAGCAAACCAAATTTTTAATCCTCCAGATACATTGGTTGAAGGTATAGGATATAGGAAAATTGAATTATCCATTAAATCTCCATTTGGTTTATCTGTTGTAAAGTTTTGCAAATTACTTGTAGCATCTGTTGCAGTACCTATTTCACTATGGTCAAGTTTTGATACTTTATACCAATTAGTTCCATCATATGTTACTTCTATATCTTTTATTTTTAGGATATCTGAAGGAAGAACATATTCTTGTTGATTAGCAACTAAGTCTGTTGTTGCATAATCTCCTTGGAAATCCCAGTCGTCTTGAGCTGCTAAAATTTCTCCAACAAATAAATGATAATACATATTCAAGGATGCATCTAAATCAGCATCTGAAAATGTGTTTGTATTTGTGTTTGTTATAAATCGTGTATAGTTCCTTAAGCCGGAACTTTTTGAGGCATTATGTAAAATCACCACTTGTTCATCTCAGCTCCAATCAAGGATTCCTTCCTCCGAAGTTCTCTTGCTTGTGCGTCGAGTTTTAAATATGTATAAATTTTGTCTATTCTTGAAAGGTTATGTGGATTTCCTAGCATTACATCTAGCTCCATCAAATCTCTTCCTGCTAGCAACTGTGCAATTTCTGTTATCTTATCCATGATTCCATAATTGAACATTTGCTCTTTCAAACCAAGAAAATCAGCTATCTCTAGATTCTCCATGGTCAATCCTACATCCTGCATTTCTGTGGGAATTGATTGAATCTTATCTGATCCTTGTACTTCTTGTACTGGTTGTAATACTTCCATTAGCTTATAATTTCCTTAGAAAACCAAATTTGTCTAGTGTGTGGATCATATCCCCACTTGTCAATAAATCTCTTTCTATTTTCAACCTCTATTGCTCTTGATTCAATATCAAAATTAGAGTCTTGTTCCGTGAATCTTGTTGAACCTTCACGATGCCAATACCATGACTTTGCGCTCATTATTAATTTTTTATTAAAATTGTCTCTCATTCTTAAGAATAAATCAATATCTTCATGTCCTCCTCGTACAAATCTTTCATCAAATAATCCCACTTCCTTAAGGATACTTTTTTTACTCATCCATAATCCACCATCTTGCATTTGTTCACCAATAAGTCCTCCTTCTGTTATTTTTGTTTCTGATAAATCTGAAAGATGAATTCCATCTATCATTCTTAATTTACTGTGACAAATTCCAGTAACTCCAACATTTTCGTATTTAGTAAATGGCTCTATCATTGCTTCTTGCCAACCATTATAAACTTCAATATCATTATTTGCGCATACTATATATCCATCATTTTTACCAAGTTTAGAAATGGCTTTCTTGATACCCTTGTTACATGTTTTTGCAAATCCTAAGTTTTCTTTATTTTCTATATATATATCAACTATATCCTTTAAGAATGAAGCATCCATTGGACTAGCATCATTAACAGCTATTATTTCTGTATCTTTTGAATTATTTCTAAAACTTATGATAGCTTCTATTGTTAATTCTCTTAGAAGGTTATTAATGATGTATACTGGAATTACGATATAGGTTTTCATGCTTTTTTTTAAGTTTATTTTCAAGCTCTAAATTATAAATTAAACCATCACTCATTGAACCAGAAATCTTTCTGTAGAAATATAAAACTTCTTTTATTCTCTTTATTGTTGCACCAGTTTCTGCTGCTCTTATCCAAAAATCCCAATCCTCTAATCCACTATTAAATGTTTCATCATATCCACCTATTTTCTCCCATAAGTCCTTCTTAAAAGCTGAACATGCAATGAGTTTATTTCCATTTAGTATCATCTCTAATGTTATATCCTCTGCCCAATCACTCTTGGATGAGCTTTCTCCAAATTCTGAATGATCAGTGGTTACAATATCGTAATGATCTAGCTCGTAAACAACTTTTTCTAGATATGTTTTTTCTAGTATATCATCAACATCTAGTGGTAATATATATTTACCTTTAGACCTACGTATACCGTCATTTCTTGCTGCAGATAAATTAGGTATATTAGAGATAACTAACTCAAAATTTCTATACGTTTGTTCCTGTATACTTTGTAAGCATTGTGGAAGAAATCGTTCATATTCTCCCCATACTGGTATAACTATACTTATGGTTGGATTTTCAACTCCAATATTTGAAAATGTTGTACTTGAAAATTGATATGAATAAATTTTTTCTCCATTCCAGTTGCCTCCAAGTCTATGGTTTGGCATAAAAAAGTAACTTGGTAATATATCTATTTTGTACTGTGTTTTTTCGTATATATCTGTAAGATATTTATTTCCACAATCTATCCATGGTTCTCCAATATAGTCCTTAGATAATAATCCATCAATAACTTCTTTTAAAAACTTATTTCCTTTAATTGCTCCAACTATAGGAGTCAATCTTCCAGGATAATGTACCTCGTTTTCGTAGCAAGTGAATGCTTCTCTATCTATTAATTCATCAATTGGATTTACACATTTACTATCTGCTGGAAGAGCTATTCCTCCCATATCATAAACTGCTTCATATCTAACTATGTCAGCAACACCATGATATTTTCTTTCTTCCATTAACTTATTAATGTGTTTTCTATTTTTAAATGGATAGTTTTTTACTAAAAAGTTATCCCAAAGAATATATTTCCATTCTGGATGAGCATTTTTCCATGTATCCATCCATTCTGTTGGTGGTTCTTTATCTCCAACCCAAACTTGATGTATTATTTTTTCAATCATTTACCTATTGCCATTGCCCCACAAAACCTCATTCCTTCCTTTTCTGGATATCCATTAGGATTTACAAAGCAACACTTTATATTCATTACCTCACAAATAAGGTATATATTTTGAGCTACAAATCCAGCATCTAAGTATGGCATAAAATTTATTTCGTTTGGAGACTTATACGCTTGCATATTAGCATAAAACAATATTACCCTATCTGCTTTTTCTATCCATCCACGTCCTCCAACTAAGTTTTCAATTCCATCTTTAGTTTCAACCATTTCAATTGCTTTACGATTGCAAGAACTTGGTGCTAACATTCCGGATCTTAAGATGGTTTTCATCTCATCGTCACTAACGTTTTTGGTATAGATTCTTCTACTCCTTCGTTGTGACATGATCTTTAATAATCTATCTAAATCTTCGTTGTCATATTTTCCAAATTCAATATCTGCTATTTCTCCAGATAAAAGTTTTTTCTTTCTATCTTGATGTGCTAAATATCTACATTGAAAATTATCCATTTTGATGAGTTCTTAAATGAGAAGCTAAACCTATTCTGCTTTTACAAACTTTTCCACATATTGCACATATATCATTTCCTTCTATCTCATTTACTACTTCCTTTTTTATCTCATCTTTTTCTTTTTCATTAGATAATGATCCTACTGGTTCTATTTCTCTATTTTCTATAGCTACTCTTGCTGCATCGAAATCGAAGTCAACAATATCACCAACTTGATAACCCTCTCCCCATCTTCCTGCTGGTGCTGATAAAATTTTATACATAATTTATTTTAGGACTTTGTCCCAGTTTTTAGTTATTAATTTCCAATTAAATGTTTCTTTAGCCCACTCTTCTTCAACGGTTGAGTTCTTAAATGATGAAAACTTTATAGTATTAAGATATTTTCCAACATTTTCCGTATCTCCAAAAGTATTTTCTGTTTTCCATTTTTCACCAGAAGTATGTAGAACATCTCCAAAATTTACTATTTCTTTTAAAGCTGCAAAATCAGATGTTATACAGTGGCATCCTGCTGCTTGAGCCTTTGATGCACTTATGCAGTGAATCTCATAGAATTGCGTCGGATAAAGAAATATTCCTGCTTCAAGATATTTTTTAGCTATAGCTTTATGAGAAATCATTATTCCTCCTTCAGCTCTACCTTCTTCTACAAGTTTTTGGAATCTTGCATTTTGTTTTTCATAGAAAGACATTAATTCTTTATTGTCTTTATGCCAAGCTAGAAAGTTTCCCCAACCATAATACCAAGCTAATTTCCATGGTTTTTCTGGTTGTTCTTCAATGAGTTTTTCAAAGATATCAAGTGTAGCGTCAATGTGTCTATCTGGACTAGAAGTATTAAGAACGAGATATGGATTTCTTTCAATTTTTTCATTAAAAAGTGATACATCTATTCCATTTGGAATAATTGAAAACTTTTCATCTAGTACATTTGGAAACAAATCTCTATGAGCTTTTGTTTTAACCATTATGCTGTGAAATTTCTCAACTCTATCTGGTGTTAATTCTCCTTCTGGAAGTACATCATGTAAGTCTAATAGTATCTTTTTAGCGTTTAACTTAAAGTCTACTGGCTTAGGATGTCTCCACAAAATAATGACGTCTTGTTTATCTCTAATATTGAATTCCCAATAAGGTTTATACATAACCCCATCGTATTCTTTTGCTGAATGTCCACAGTTATTATAAACTGTAACATTCCATCCAAGTTTGGATAATCCTTTAGATAGGTTTATTACTGCTTCTTCACTTCCACCAACTCCATCTTTTTCTGCTACTTCTGGATTCCATATTTTATCAGTATAAGAACAGTAGTAAACTAGATCTTTTCCAGATGTTTCAGTTTTTACAAATTTTAAGTTCTTAAATATACAGAATTTAGGATGTGATTGAAACTTGAAATTATCACATAATATCTTAAGTTTGTCAATATCTTTAACTAACTCAGCATCTTTTATGAATTGATTTACAGCTTCTTCTATTTCTTGTTCCTTATTTAAAAGCTCTTCATACTCCTTTATATTTTCATTATCTGGATAAATCTTCTTACATCTTTTAAGAACTTCTATGGCGTTTTTAAATTCTTTCATTTGAAAATAAATATTAGCCAATACCATCATTGGATTAAAATCATAATCTCTAGGATTATACACAATAATAGATCGTTCTGGAATTTGTTTCTTGAGTCCTTCTAGTATAAAGTCCCTAGCTCTTTCTAGGTGTTTTGTTTTAGAAAGAAGTTCTCCAAGCTTAAGATATGCGTCTGGATAATTAGGTCTAATTGATAGTGCTTTTAAATAGTCATCTTCTGATTGTGATATATCACCAATCCTAAGATAAGCTATAAAAATTTCCTCTTCTGAATTAGAAACTGTTACGAATTTCTTTAAATATTCAATAGCTTCTTTATCCTTACCTTCTCCTAAAAGAGCATTAGCTACTAACCATTCACCTCTTGGATCTCCTGGATGTTTTTCCATGAAAATACGAGCTATTTCAATATTTCTTTCACTAGCTTTTTCTGCACGTTTTTCATTTGTTAAGTGCATTACTTCTATTTCATCAGTAAACATACTATTCAACTCTCTAAGTGGTGAAAAATCTTCGTGTATTTCTCCAACCCACTCAACAACTCCTCTTTTTACTAAGCGAGTTTTAAGATGTTTTACTGTGCATTTTTTTTGTGAATCAAAATCATAAAGATAATTCATCACAATAGCGTCCATTCCATCTTTTTCAGATTTCGCTACTAGTGGTTTTAGTAATTCTGCACCACGAATAACATCGTCTGCATCACACCAAAATATGTAATCTCCAGTTGTTTGTTTAAATGAAAAGTTTCTTGCTTTAGAAAAATCATTTTCCCAGTTAAAGAACGATTCAACACCTCCATATTTTGATATAACTTTTGAAACCTCTTTGTTAGGTTTTTCTCCAGCCTGTGTTATGCAAATCTCATCTACATTATTAGATAAATATTTTAAACATCTGTCTAAAAGTTTAGCTTCTTCATTAGATGGTTTTACAATCATTGCTAATGATAATTTCATATTGTAATATCAAGAAATATATTTATTAATAGTCCGTGAAATCTTAGTCCATACAATGTTTTATACTCTCCGATATATTTCAATGAGGTTGATGTATGTACATACTTTCCATTCTTAGTAGGAACACGGTATTTTACAATGTTTATTTTTGGTATAAAACAAGATTTAAAACTTCTTTTATAGCAATTTAACGATAATTTCATATTAGTATGTTTGTGGTATAAGAAATTGAGGAAATCTTCTTGCTAACCATAAGTCTTCACCTTTCAGTTCTAGGAATCTTGGTTCTCCTATAGAGCCATCTAAAGAATTCCATAGTCCTTCTGAGAAACGAAATGTTCCTCTCATCTTACCATCCTTGGTTGAAGCTAATTCAGTGTTTGTTAATTTTCCTCTTTTTTCTTTTATAGAATTTAAAAGTAGTTTGTATTCTTCTTGGTGGTTCTTGATATAATTTTCTATTACATCTGTTATGAATTCTTGTCTATGCGTCATTTCTTTGTATGAGTGCTGCCTCAGCTGTCAAGATTGATGTAGCTGTGGACACCGCATTAGTTAATGCCGCTTTAATCACTTTAACAGAATCTTTTACATTATCAAGATTTCCAAGTTCTGATACACTTTTAACTCCACTATTTATCTTGATCTGTTCCATTGGAGACTGACATGCTATTTTCATTATCCTTTCTCCTTCATTCTTTGGAGTTCTAAACAAACTTTCTGCAATTAATGACAATTTGAATCCAGCTCCAGTAACAAATCCTCCATCATAAGCCGATTTAGCTGCGTTAATAGCGTCTTCTACCTTTAAAACTATCTCTTGTCTTTCTACATCTGTTGGTTTGCCAACATGGACTATCCCAATTCCTCCAGATAAAAACGAAATTCTCTTTTTAAGTAACTCCTTGTTAAATTTTGATTCTTCTTTATCTAGTTTAGTTGAGAGTTTTTCTATATAATCTTTTACATTTCCATTTCCACCAATCAATGTTGTGTTTTCTTTATCAATAACAACTTTACCAGCTCTATTCCCAAATGCTTCAAGATCTTCAATATTAGTATCTAAATTTTTAACAGCTGCTACTTTAAATGTACCTTTCATTTTAAACTGAGTAATCAATGTGAGTGCGGTTTTATCCCACTGTGGTGCTATAACTACTGCTTCCATATCTCCATTTCCAGCTAATACTTGCAATTTTTTAGCTAAATCCTCAGCTTCAAATTTTTCTTTAAATATAATCAATGGAATATCAAAGTATTGTTCACTGTCATCACTATAAAGTGCAACATTTTGTGAGCTAAATTGAATACCTTCAACTAATTCACTTTCTAACACATCCTTTTCTGTTTCTTCAATAATAATATTTGCATTTTCTCCAAGTTTTTCATGAATATATGCAATAATTTTACCAATTTTTGGATCTAAACTTGAAGTTGTTGCTATTTTTTCAATATCTTTCGATGATTTTACTTTAGTAGCATCTTTTTTAAGCTGCTCCAAAACTAAATCTAATGAATATTGAATTTGTGCTCTTAATTCTCTAGGTGCTACAAGTTGAGTATCACTAATTAGTTCATTTAGTAGAGATTGTAATATAACCAAGGTAGTGGTAGTGCCATCTCCAGCTACATTATTTGTTTTAGATGCACATTGTTTAGCCAACATAATTCCAGCTTGCTCAATTTCATCCTTAACCTCAACTGCTCTTGCTATACTTACACCATCATTTATAATATCTGTCAAGTTTCCGTTATAAATAAGAACATTACGTCCATCTTTACCCATAGATACTTTAACTACATCGCAGCATTTATCTATTCCTTCCTTAATTTTTTGTCTGGCATCATTGCCAAAAAGTATTTCTTTCATGTTGTTGTCCCAGAAGTCTGCAGGCTTAACGACTAATTAGACCTGCAAACCCCTGGGGTCGTTAATTTAACTAATACAGGGGGATTGAAAGCTATTACGCTTTCTTAAATCCAGTTGCAAAGAAGTTAGTATCTTGATTCCTTGTTTCCAAAGTCATTTTACCAACGATTGCTCGTGGATCACTATCTCCAGTTCTTGCGAGACCTGCGTCTACGTAAGGTTTCTTGAGATAAGCTACTTTAAGTTTCTCGGGGTTAATTCCAAGAATTCTTGCAGTAGCATCAGCAGCTACTTGAACGTATCGGTGTACATGTACACGTACTTTTCCAAGCCCAGTTTCAACAACATCAACAACTCTTACGATTTCTTTGATGTTCAAACCAGTATTAACAACATTTGTTTTGTTGGTAAAGCTGTCAATCTGATCACGTAGGTAAGAACCTACATAGATATCAGTTGCAACATCACCATTGGTGTTGTCATATTGATTCTTCATCAAACCAGTAAGGATTGATGCTGAGAATACAGTTCCAGATGTATGAGCTGTTGTATTAGCTGCCTTCGAGATAGACATGATAATACCACCCATACGTGGAGCTGTTCCTGAAGCGCCTGATACCAAAGAACCTCTTACCAAATCGTACTCAACTGAATTCATCCAGTTTTTCATTGCTTTGGTAGTTTGTCTTGCGAGTTCATTGTCGCCATGATAATGTTCAATTTCTTGCTGTGTTCGAGAAACCTCAAACGGATAAGCGCAAATTTGAACCAAGTTGGTCAGACGGGCTGGAGTTGTCAAAGTTTTGTTTGTGTACGCACCTGCTTCATTGGATGCCAATGAGCTAACGCTGTCCAAAGTATCAGTCAACACATTGTGAACTGTTTGGATAGCAGATGTTTTACCAAGAGTATTGTGGATAAGATCTTCCGTTGCCGTAAGAATCTCAACCATTCCCAATACATCTTCTTTGATGGATACGTCACCATAACTACGAAGAATTAAATCTTCTGCCATAATGATATTGGTCTATTTTCCCAAACCAAGCATTTCTGTTACCATAGCTTCTTGCGCTGCCGCATTACCACTTCTGGCTTGATCTATAAGACCCTTGATTTTTGAATTGTCGACCGGTTTAACTCTATTTCTAGAGCTTACTCCAATCTCTCTTTCTTTTTCCTGTTCTTCTCTACTTAGAACCAAGGGCTTCACTTTTTCCCATGCTTGAGCTAGGGACACACCAGAACCTTCAGCCAATGGCTTAATGTATTCTTCAAAGTGTGCTTTTGCCTCGGGTGATTCCATTAGAAACTCAATTTTGTCAAGTTTTTCTGTTGTCTCCCGTGACATGTCTTCCGACTTTCGTGGAGCTGGTTTCCTTGCGGAAACTGCTGGTTCTACTTTCTTCCCAACAAAAGAACTAAGGTTCTTATAATGTTTTTCGTAATCTTCAATTGTCTCGAACTTTCGTCCTGCAATTTCAGATACTTTGGTAAGAAATTCTTGAGTAGCATCAACATCCTTAGTCGCTCCTACCGAGGTTTCATCTTGCTGTTCTTTGTCCTCTTCGAGTTCAAAGTCGTCGTCAAGAATCTCATCGTCGGTGTCGGATTCTAAGGGTTTGTTTACTTCAGTCATTTTTTATTCAGAGATTTATATACTTCACTTATTCGACATTTAGCTTTCGCCATTAAGTTACTTCGTATATTCTAATTAATTATTTAAAGCGCATAGCGCTAGAAATCTATTCTAAATTACGAATTATTTCATCGTAATCTGATTCTTCCAATTCTTTCAAGTCTTCTTTCGTTACATCAAATAAGTCACTAATCCAATCTTCCAATATAAGAAGTGCTTCTTTTTTCGCAAGAAAATCCTTTTCATCTCTTGCATTACGAATATCAGAAATAAGCTTCATCCTTTCTACGAGCAATTTAATTGCTGCACGATTATCTTCATTTGATAAAAATCGTTCTATTTTATACTTCATATTTTATACAACAGGTCTTGAACCTGGAGTAGGATTAAGAATTGCTTCATTATTCCCAGGAGCTTGAATTCCTGGTATTTCTGTATTAGCCATTTGTTCTTGTCTAGCCTGTGCTGTTCCTAGGTCTTCTGGAGCTTGTATAAATCTATTTCCATCTAGTCCGAGAGAATCCATAATTTCTTTCATTACTTCATCAACATCAAGTTTAGAACCTGGGAATTGAGCCATGATACCAAGAGCTTGAGTCATTGATTGAACAATTAATGCAGGGTTAAGTTCTTCATCTCCAATAGCTATGTCAATATCGTAATCAGTATTAAATGCATTATCTGTTATTGCTAGATATCTATCACCGCCCATTGTCTTAAACTCTTCTTTCATTCTATCTATTTCTGCCTCCATTTCACCTGGCATTAGAATAAGCCCAGAATTTATTGCATCGTTAGCTTTCTGATAAACTGCATTTTTAATATATTTATCTTCTTGTAATTCAAAATCTTTTGAGTTTCCAGTTATTCGTATAATATCTCCTGGACGAATTACCTTATTTATCAGTGGAATAAGTTTCTTTTCTAACATTTCCTTAATTGAAAGTCCAACATTTTCCTGAACTAAGTTGAATCCAATCTTAGAACCACGCTCTTGAATTAGCGAGTTTGTAGCTGGAGTAGATGCTGATATATTTGAATTATCAAATGAACCAGTTACCTTAGTAGCCCAGTCCTTTGCGAATTCTTCATCCTTATAAGAAGATGGATCTACAGAACCAGAATCAATTCTATCAAATTCATCTCTAGCTCCTTTAAGCTTAATAACCGATGTAGAGAACAACTTACTCACCTGTTGTGGTGAAACGCCACCACGAGCCTTCCAGAGACCTGTCTGAGCAATTCTAGCTGTGTTTCTTCGTATGTTTACAGTTTCGTTAATCTGAGCTTGAAGTGAGAACAACATTTCTGCTACTCCACGTCCAGCAAGTCTATTCCAAATATCCTTAAATTTAAAAATTGTATAAGGATGATCTTTAACTTCTTTTATTAAATGGCATACTGGAACTTTATCTTTAAGACCAGATGCTACTATTAAACCATAAACATATTCTCCATCATCTGATTCTTTTCCAGTTAATAGGCATTTTTCCATCCAACCATATCGTTCATAAACATCAACCATTGGAATCTCTGAAACTATACTTCCTCTTGAGGCAATATCAAATCCACTTCTATCAATAACCTCTGAACCATAAACATCCCCTACATTTGCCCATTTTCCAATCTTTCCTTCATCTTTAAATTCTGGTAGGAATAGAACATTTCGTTCTATAATTGGTGTTTCATCTAAATTATTAGCAGATGGATCAGCAATAATATTTAAACAATCAATTACTCTTGCTTTAATTTCTCTGCCTTCTTTCCATGTTTTAACATAACAAGTCCCATCAATGGACATCATCCTAATAACGGTATTGATAAGTTTCCCAAATTTAATTCTATCAAGATAGTATTTTAAAACATATCTAAACATAGAAGCAATTCCATGAGAATCATAATTCTTAGCTTTAACTTTGATATCGTTTGTATCTATATCAATATTTTTAACAATGTCTTCAACTATCCACTCTGTTAGTGGAACAAATAGTTTCTTTCTTCCTGTAACTGGGTCTTTTTCAACATCAAAAACTCCAAAATAATTCTTTCTAGCTTTTTTAATAACGTTTTTCATCATGAAAGAGTATCTATCAGTAACACTGACTTCTCCTTCTTCCCAATTTGTAACTTCATTTTGGAGAAGTGCTATAGCTTTATTCTCCTGTTCGTTTGGTTCGTACATTTAAATTAGTATTCAATATTAAATTCTTCAAATTCTTCTTCTCTTGTTTGTATTTGGCTTCCTTCTGCGTAATATTTTAACATATCTGCAGCATGATTTGTCCAATCTTTCTTTTCTTTATCTTTAAATTCTCCTCTTTTCTCATCCCATTCTTTCTGATACTGAGAAAT